ATAATAATAATAGAAATATGAATAATTTACCATTATATTATAAAACATCATCTTTTCCTACAGTTTTAGGCAAATGGTGCTTTATACTTAATATAGTTGACATATTAGGTAACCCAATACAAGACCATGAATTGTCAGACCATTGTTTAGTAGGGCAATCATGGACTAAATGTAACGCCTGGATTAAGAAAGCGGAAAAACGTTGTGAAAAATCAGGTATTAAAAGTTTTTATTCCATATAAATAAATGAGTGTAGAACAGCTAATAAATATTCTCAACGAGGTTGAGGATAAAAACGTAGAAATTAAGGTGCTTGATCAGATAAATAGTACAAGCAATAATCCTAAATGGATATTTGTAGATGAGGCTTATTTTAATCGGTACTCAAATTCTTTTTTAATTTGTTGATATGAATAACACTAAAGATTACTTACTAAATAAAGTTGCTGCTGGATTAAGAAGAATGACGGTAACGCCCGATGCTTTGCTATTTTTTGACAAGGAAGATTTATTCTATGATAGAAAATCTATTTGCAACATACCTATCTATAGAACCTGTTTTATTTATCAGGGCAATGGGCAAGAGGAATTAAGTTTCTATCCATTATTTAATGACCCATCTTTCGACAGTATAATTGAAGTAACCAACTTCAGGAAGGGGTACGAGGAATTTTAATGAGTACAAGTATAGTTACAAACGAAGATAATATGATCATGATGGCAAGGTATCCAGATAATTTTTTCGATTTAGCTATTGTGGATCCGCCGTATGGGATAAACGCCGATAAGGCACAAAACAATGCAGCGGAGCAAAGAATAAAGGCAAACGGAAAAAGTAAAGCTGGAAGAGGATATAAATTATATAAAACATCTGAATGGGATGATACAATTCCAAAAGAGGATTATTTTAAAGAATTGTTTAGAGTAAGTAAAAATCAAATAATTTGTGGTGGTAATTATATGACTAAATTTCTACCGCCAAGCATGGGGTGGGTTGTTTGGAATAAAATGCAAAGAGAATTTAGTTTGGCTGATGGGGAATTAATATGGACATCGTTTGACAGGGCTTTAAGGATATTTGATATGTCTAGAGGTGAGGCTTTGGCTAAAAATAAAGGTAGGTTTCACCCAACAATGAAGCCGACTAAACTTTATTATTGGTTACTTCAAAACTATGCTAAACAAGGCGATAAAATCATCGACACGCATTTAGGTTCAGGAAGCAGTCGAATCGCGGCCCACGACCTCGGTTTTGACTTCTACGGCTGCGAATTAGACAAAGATTATTTCGATGCCCAAGAGAAACGCTTTGCCACCCACATAGCCCAAACCAAACTATTTTCACCTGAACAAAAATTAGCTGAACAAACCAACCTCTTTTAACCATGCAAAAACCAGACTACTACGATAACACTAAAGGCAGCTTATATAAAGTTGCCACCGAGCGAAATTGGAACGCTTATATATTTGACATTGTAAAACGATTAGAACGGGGTGGTAAAAAAGACCCGCTTAAACAGGAGATTGAGAAAAGTATAGTTGTTTTGCAGATTTGGTTAAAGGAGATAGATAATGGATAAATACAGATGGGAAGATGGCGGTAAAGAATTGCTATTAGCATTTGAAATACTTATCAGGCATTATGGTGGCGTTGTAAAGTTAGCTAAAGATATTGAAACCGAAGCAATGGTTAACAACAGTGATAGGCAACCCATGTGGACACCCTATCAGGAAAGCTTTTTAATAAACAACTATTATAAATATAACTTAGAAGAACTATCATTGATTTTAAAACGAACGCCCGGGGCTATTACTTTTAAAGCGCACTCTTTAATGAGGGCAGGAAGATTTCAAACAAATTACGGATTTAACAAATAAAAACAAATGGAACAATCAGGAAAGGTAAAAGTAATTTTGCCAAAACAAACGATCAGCGATAAGCTGACAAAACAAGTATTGGTTATCGAAACCACAAACGATAAATACCCACAGGTAATATCTTTTGAGGCTGTTAATGACCGTACAAAGCTATTAGATAACTTATCGGTAGGTAGTGATGTAACTGTACATTTTAATTTAAATGGCAGGGAATGGGTTAATAAACAAGGCGAGAAACAGTATTTTAATACGTTGGCGGTGTGGAAGATTGATGTGTTATCAGCTTCAGAAACTCCGCAATATGCGCCACCTGCTGAAATTAGTAGTAAGGCAGAGGAAGATGACCTGCCTTTTAGTTAAGGGTTGTCTATCATCCCGAAAAAATAAAATAGATTGAATAAGTAAAATTAATTTACTATATTAGTACTTTAATTGACACAAAAAGTGTGAATATTTAGAGTGAAGCCTATATATTTGCATTAAGTTTATAACTTACAATTAAGCCCTGCGTTTTGCTTCACATTAGGCGCAGGGCTTTTTTATCTTAAAAAAGTTATGGACAGAAAATCCCTACTTCGATTAGCAAATTACGAATACTTTATCTCTTGTTATACCAATACTGGCAAACATTACAGAAGTCCGCATGAAATAATCTATAATTTAGAAAAAGCGGTTTGCTATTCTGATACCCCAGACGATCAGGTATTAATTGAGTATAAGGAATGGGGGGATTGTATATTTACTTTTGATAGGTTTATACATGATGGAACTGATAGGTATGCTGTTTATAACTACGACACTACTATTTCATGAAGCCCGATATAGGAAAGTGTAAAAACCTATTAGATAGCGGATTTTCACTACTAACTGTTGGCGTTGATAAAATACCTAATTTTCCGTGGAAAAAATACCAAACAGAACCTCCTAAAAAAGATGAATTTGAAAAGAATTATAACTATTCAGGTGGATTGTTTAAAAAAGGTGGCGAAGAAATAGAGCCTACAACTGGCGTTGGTATCATAACTGGATATGATAATCTTGAGGTTATTGATATTGATCTGAAAGTTTTTAAAACGCTAAAAGAACAGACTGATTTTTGGAAAGAATATATTAATTTTCTATCTGACAATATAATTGACTTTAAGGATAAGTTTGTTATTTATAAAACAATAAATGGCGGTTACCATATTTTATATAAATGCCAAAAAGTAGGTGGTAATGTTAAACTGGCAAAACTTAAAGGACATAACGAGGCTATTATTGAAACCCGTGGAGTTGGTGGATATGTTTTTATATACGAAAAACAAGAGAGTAAAAAATCATACTTTGAACTTCAAGAAATATCAGAAGCCGAGCGTGAAGTTATATTTGGTGTAAGTAAGTTTTATAATTATATTGAGGAAGTAGATAAAATTATACCAGATGAAATTCGCCAAAACGAATACGATGGCGGTAAGGTTTCTGTATGGGATGATTATAATGCTAAAACCAATATTTTCGATGTTATAGATGGTGAATTTGATATTGTTAAAACACTATCTGATAAATATATTATAAGGCGAAATGGCGCAACTTCGCCACATAGCGGATATGTTTATAAGGATAGCGGGTGTATGTATTTATTTAGTACAGGTACTATTTACCCAAATGAAAAATTAATCAGCCCATTTTCTGCATATACTATTAAATTCCATAATAATAATTATAGTAATAGCGCAAAGGAATTATATAAAAAAGGGTTTGGAAGTCGGATAGTTAAACAGGTAGAGGCTTTACAAAGCCCAGCACCTAAATTAAAAGATGTTGGTTTTCCAGTCGATATTTTTCCAAACGAAATACAAAACTATATTTTAGAGTGTAATCGGACCTTAGATCACTCTATTGATTATATGGGCTGCTCTTTCCTTTGGGTACTATCTGTTATAATTGGTAACTCAATAAAAATTAAAGTTAAAAACGGGTGGCTTGAACCGGCTACTGTTTGGTTTGTTGTCGTTGGTAAAGCTGGTATTGGTAAAACACCATCTATTAACAGTATCGTTAAGCCGTTAGAGCGTGAAAACAATCGTGAGATTAAAAAGTATGCCAAAGAACAGGAAAAATATCATGAGTATAGGGAGTTAGAAAAAAACGAGAAGCAAAATTCCGAGAAAGTTAAACGACCGATAAAAACACAATTTATTGCAGATGATATTACTTTAGAGGCTTTAGTTGAAATGCACTCTGAAAATAAAAATGCAGTAGCTGTTTTTAAAGATGAGTTGGCTGGTTGGATAAAGGATATGAATAAATATCGGACAGGCTCTGATTTAGAATTTTGGTTATCTTCATGGTCTGCTAAAAGTGTATCACATAATCGTAAAACAGCAAAGTCATCTTTTATTGAAAGCCCTTGTATATCGGTTATAGGTGGCATTCAGCCTGGAGTATTTGACAGTTTTTACACAGAGGAAAATAAAGACAATGGTTTTATTGACCGTATGCTTTTATGTTACCCTGACCTTATGGTTGATGAATGGAACGATGATGAAATGGATATTGATATGCTAACTTATTATAGCGACTATATTATAGGTTTTTTT